AATATTATCTACAACTATCTGAAGAAGAGGAACATCGTTATTCCTCCAAAGAATAGGTCTCACAAGGATGAGAAATATGCAGGTGCTTATGTTAAAGAACCAACTCCAGGAGTTTATGATTGGGTTGTGAACTTTGACCTTAACTCACTGTATCCACACCTGATCATGCAATACAATATTTCTCCAGAAACACTTCTTGAGGATAGACATCCAACAGTTACAGTAGATAAAATTCTGAATGAAGAAATAAACTTTGAACTTTATAAGGATTATTCTGTATGTGCTAATGGTGCCATGTATCGTAAAGATACTCGTGGAATTCTCCCTGAACTAATGGAGAAAATGTATCTTGACCGAAAGACATTTAAGAAGAAAATGCTTAAGTCAAAACAAAAATTGGTCGATATTGAAGCTGAAATGAAGAAGAGGGGACTTTCTTAATGGGTTATTTGATTGGTGGAAACAAAGAAGAACAGGAAAATGAGATTATTGTTTCTGATACAGACTACAGTAAACTGACTGATTCTCAACTTCTTAAACTTAGAGATCAAACTCAAAAGGATATTTCTAAGTTTAATAACTTTCAGATGGCTCGTAAGATTCAACTTAACTCTGCTTATGGTGCCATTGGAAATCAATACTTTAGGTATTACAAACTAGCTAATGCTGAGGCTATTACCCTTTCTGGTCAGGTATCTATCCGATGGATTGAAGGTAAAATGAATACCTACCTCAATAAAATTCTTAAGACGGAAGGTGTGGACTATGTTATTGCTTCAGATACTGATTCTATTTACCTTAATATGGGTCCTTTGGTTGAACTTATATTCAAAGGAAGAGAGAAAACTACTGAAGGCATTGTCTCGTTCCTTAATAAGATCTGTGAAGTGGAACTTGAAAAGTATATTGAGGGTTCTTACCAAGAATTGGCTGACTATGTGAATGCATATGATCAAAAGATGCAGATGAAACGGGAGAATATTGCTGACCGTGGAATCTGGACTGCTAAGAAACGGTACATTCTCAATGTTTGGGATAGTGAGGGTGTTCGTTATGAGGAACCTAAACTAAAAATCATGGGTATTGAGGCAGTTAAATCATCAACTCCAGCACCATGTCGCAAGATGATTAAAGATACTCTCAAGTTAATCATGAATGGAACGGAAGATGATGTGATTGATTTTATTGAGGACTGTAGAACGAAGTTTAAAAAACTCCCACCAGAAGATATCTCTTTCCCTCGTTCCGTTTCTGATGTTGTGAAGTATCGATCAAGTTCAAACATCTATGAGAAGGGAACACCTATTCATGTTCGTGGAGCTCTATTGTTCAATCACTACATTAAGGAAAGGAAACTGACAAATAAATATTCACTTATTCAGAATGGTGAGAAAATTAAGTTCTGCTACCTTAAAAAACCAAATCCATTTCATGAAAATGTGATCTCGTACATTCAAGATTTTCCTAGGGAACTTGGTGTTGACAAATATATTGACTACGACTTACAATTTGAAAAGGCATTCTTAGAACCTATGAAAACCATCCTTGACGCTATTGGGTGGAGTGTGGAAAAAACTGTAAATCTTGATTCATTCTTTGGTTAAAAAATTATGATAAGTGACTTATTTTCATCTAAAATATGGAAATCCAAGTTGGAACTCGATCAAAAAGATAGGCAAGATATTCTCTATCAAATAGAAAAAAATTTTAAAAAAAATAAATTAAATTCAAATCCAGAATGGTCATGTAAAGTTCATTCAACAATATATGAAAATAATAATATAGATTACTCAAAAATAATTTCTTATTTCACAAAAGAATATGAAACATTTTCCAGAAAATCAAATTTAAAAATTCATTCATATTATGTTTCAAATATTTGGTATAATTACTATTTAAATGGATATAACCAAGAAATTCATGATCACATAACCGAGGATAATATTTATAGTGCAGTATTTTTTTTAAAACTCGATAAAGAACATCCATCAATTATTTTTCACAATCATACAAATTGTCATCTATTTTATAATAGTAGAAATAAAATAAGAAATGTTTACCCTATCAATGATATTAATCACTCTGTAGTTTTTAATTCATTTAATTTGAATGTTGAAGAAAATGATTTTATAATTTTTCCATCATATCTTCCTCATTTTGTACCTATTCAAAAAATCAATGACCCAAGAATTACAATTAGTATGAATTTTTCTGTAGATAACCTTGATCTTGTATAATTAAAATGGACTTCCTTAAAGATATTGTAAAAGAAATTGGTGATGATTACACCAAACTAGCATCAGACATCGACGAAACAGAAACTTATGTTGATACGGGTTCATACATTTTTAATGCACTGGTTTCAGGTAGTGTATTTGGTGGTGTATCTGGGAATAAGATTACTGCTATTGCTGGAGAGTCTAGTACTGGAAAGACTTTTTTCTCTCTCGCCGTTGTTAAGAATTTTCTTGATGCTAATCCCGATGGTTACTGTCTCTACTTTGACACTGAGGCTGCTATCACCAAATCGCTTGTAGAATCCCGTGGAATTGATACTTCTCGTCTGGTTGTTGTTAACGTTGTTACTATTGAAGAGTTTCGTGGGAAGGCACTCAAAGCTGTAGATATGTACCTTAAGAAACCCGTTGAAGAACGCAAACCCTGTATGTTTGTGTTAGACTCTCTGGGTATGCTTTCCACTGAGAAAGAAATCACTGATGCACTGAACGACAAACAAGTTCGTGACATGACCAAATCTCAATTGGTCAAAGGTGCATTCCGAATGCTCACACTCAAATTAGGTCAAGCAAATGTTCCACTCCTTGTCACAAATCATACATACGATGTCATCGGAGCTTATGTACCAACGAAAGAAATGGGGGGAGGTTCTGGACTCAAATACGCAGCAAGTACGATCATTTATCTCAGCAAAAAGAAAGAAAAGGATGGAACAGAAGTGGTCGGCAATATTATCAAAGCTAAGACTGCTAAGTCGCGTTTGAGTAAGGAAAATAAGGATGTGGAAGTTCGTCTTTATTATGATGAGCGTGGTCTTGATCGTTATTATGGTCTTCTTGAACTCGGTGAGATTGGTGGACTTTGGAAAAATGTAGCGGGACGTTATGAGATTGATGGTAAGAAGATTTATGCTAAGCAGATTCTAAAAGAACCTGAATTATATTTTACTGAAGAAGTAATGCAACAATTGGACGAAATTGCTCATAAGGAATTCAGTTATGGAAGTAATTGATTTATTCAAAGTTCCAATATTAAGAGGAGAATTAAATTTAAACAATGATAATATAATTTCAAAATGTTTGGAATTAAAGAAACAATCTGCTGGTAGGATGTGTAGTAATGTTTGTGGGTGGCAATCTAATAATATTGATAAAAATTTAGAAGAATTTAATGAATTATTTAATAAAATCTCTGACATTTCTTTAGAGTTTTCTAATTTTTTAAAACTCAACTTGGTTGGTGAAATTTCTTTTTGGGTTAATATAAACAAATATAGAGATTTTAATGAAAGACATATACACCCGAATTGTGTATTGTCTGGGGTTTATTATGTGAAATGTCCAAAAAATTCTGGAGAAATAGTTTTTCACCACCCATCACCAAATATTGAGTATGATTGGGTATCGCAACTAAACTATAATAATCATAATTCTATTCAATGGAAAATTGATCCCGAAGAGGGAGATTTTATATTATTTCCAAGTTGGTTACATCATCATGTAAATCCAAATTTAAATGATGAAGAAGATAGAATATCTATATCTTTCAATGTGAGATGAGTTTTTAATGGACAAAGTTGAATTTTTGATTCTGAGAAATCTATTACATAATGAAGATTATGTGAGAAAAGTAATACCATTCCTAAAATCTGAATACTTTGAAGATACGAATCAAAGGATTGTATTTGAAGAAATTCTATCCTTTATTCAAGAATACAATCAACCAGCAACAAAGGAAGTTCTTTGTATTGAAGTAGAGAAACGTAAAGATATTAATGATACTTCATTTACGGAAATTGTTCATCTGATTCAAAATCTTGATGATGTTCCTATTGAGTTTGGTTGGTTGGTTGATACCACTGAGAAGTGGTGTCGTGATCGTGCCATTTATATTGCACTTATGGAGTCAATCCATATTGCAGATGGTAAAGATGAGAAGAAAAATCGTGATAGTATCCCTAGTATTCTATCAGATGCTTTAGCAGTATCCTTCGATACACACATCGGACACGATTATCTGTTAGACTACGAACAAAGATACGAGTCCTATCATAAGAAGGAAGAGAAAATTGAATTCGACCTTGAGTACTTTAACAAAATCACAAAAGGTGGTCTACCTAATAAGACTCTCAATATCGCTCTGGCTGGTACGGGTGTCGGAAAGAGTCTCTTTATGTGCCATGTGGCTGCTTCCGTCTTATTGCAAGGCAGGAACGTTTTGTACATCACTCTTGAAATGGCGGAAGAGCGAATTGCTGAACGAATTGACGCAAACCTTTTGAATGTCCCTATTCAAGATATTGCAGAACTTCCGAAGCAGATGTTTGAGAACAAGGTCACAAACCTTGCGAAGAAGACACAAGGTAGTTTAATCATCAAAGAGTATCCAACTGCTTCTGCACACGCAGGGCATTTCAAATCTCTTCTGAATGAACTTGCATTGAAGAAATCATTCCGTCCAGATATTATCTTCATTGATTATCTGAATATCTGTTCTTCTTCTCGTTATCGTGGAAATGCAAATATCAACTCTTACACCTTTGTAAAAGCAATCGCAGAAGAACTTCGTGGACTTGCTGTGGAATTTAATGTTCCTATTGTAAGTGCTACTCAGACAACTCGTTCTGGATTCAGTAATAACGATGTTGATCTTACAGATACTTCAGAATCATTTGGTCTCCCTGCTACTGCTGACTTGATGTTTGCTCTGATCTCAACAGAAGAACTAGAGGAACTCGGACAGATTCTTGTAAAACAACTTAAGAACCGATACAATGATCCTACTATTCATAAGAGATTTGTGATTGGTATTGATCGTGCTAAGATGCGTCTTTATGATTGTGATCAAGCAGCTCAAAATGGTATCCTTGACAATAAACAAGAAGAGGAGTATGATTTTGAGGAAAGAAAACCAAAGAAATCATTTGAGGGATTTAAGTTTTGAATTATTATTCGGTGTTTGACAAAAACGGTAACAAGATTGCCGATTGTGGACATATCCGAGATGCTATTATGCTTGTCGAATTTGA